ACTTTGCCAAAATCTTTTTTTGCGTCAGCCATGTTGCCCCCCTGATTAACGTGAAGTTACTTTGACGCTGAACACAGCGGTGGTTTTGGTGTGGCGTGCAATCTGCTCGGCAGTTGCGCCCAACTCAGCCAACAAGGCTTTGTTGTCAACCACGGAGCGGTTGGATTCGATGTAGGTTGCTTTAAAGAGGTTGCCCTCAATGACTTTGTCGCCACCAGCAGAGGCGGTGTCTTTGATGTTGTCTTTGATGGCGTCGGCTTGCTTAGTCAACTCAGCAATCTGAGCCAAGAGGTTACCGAGTGTGTCTACTGCTGTGAACTGAATGTCGTTTGATTTCATGATTCGCTTTCGTTTAGTTGCCTGACTGCCTGATTGCTGTCAGTGATGCTAGTTTAATCTCAAATTAAACGTGTCGACAAGAACTTTTTAAAAATATTTCTAAGGAAAACCCTAATGTTGCAAAAATACAACCGCTTTACTCGCAAACCGTAATGCCCAGCAGGCGGCGGGTGTCGTCCAACAGGTCTTGCTCGGTAAACCCCATCAGCTTAGGCCACGCCTTTGTCCCGACCCCGTGTATGCCGCTCAGGGAGCCGCGATGGTGGGCTGGACATAGTGGGATGACGTCCATGTGGCTTGCGCGCCTTCCTGCCCCTGTTCCAGCCCTTGGGTGGTGCAATTCGGCGGGGGTTCCCTCAAACCCAAACCGCCTGCATACCGCGCACCCCAGTTCAGCCACCCTGCTCATGTGTTGTTTTTCTGCCTTGGTGGTCATTGCTTCCCCTTGGTAAAGCCTGCGCGGTTCTTGAGTTCATGGCAGGTCAGGCATCGCCATTGGGGAGCGCCCCTGCTATTCCTGCCCTTTACCTCTGCGGGTTGCTTGCGGCACACCTGACACGTTGATTGCTTGTCAGTCATTGGTGTCCTTCTTGAGTCGCTCATTGCGTGAGCCTGCCTCAAACCCCGCAAGGTATGCGCGGCGCTCCACGTCGTACTGCTCTGGTCGGTGGCTATGCTCCCATTCATCAAACGATTCAACGCTGGTCTTCAGTGAAACAATCTGGCGCTTGCGCCAACCCTGAGCCTTGTCAATTCGCTCAAACTCCTCGTCTTCTGGTGTTGTCGCCATAGCCATCCTCCAAAGTGAATAAAACAAAAAGAATAACCCAACCAAAAACAAGACGTGGTTGTGAAAAATCCACCCATCAGCCAAGCAGACCACCCAAGCCAGAGCGTGGATGACTCCCCATTGAAAGATATTAAAAGGCATATCTGTTGGAGCAAAGAACGTCGATAACTGTCTCTGCGGTGTAACCGTTGACATAGCGCTTGCCGTATATCACGCGAGGGCGCAAGCCAGCTTCTTGGCAATCCTTGATGGCATCAATCTGCTCACCGCGTGACAGGGGTTGAATGTTCCTATCCATGACAAGGTTCTGCACCGTCACATACGGTTCCTTGTTGGATGAACACCCAACCAATGCGCTCACCGCGCACACTGCAATAAAAATCTTTTTCATATCGTTGCCCTTCCTTCTGCTCGGTTATTTGCTTGCTCTGTACGCCAAATTTCAACACGCAACTCTGCGGCTGTTATGTCCCACTTCAGCTTTTCTTCTATCTCAACTGCCGCCTTCAATCCGTTCAGCAACTCCACCATCTCAGGATGTGCATATGCCTCGCGCTCTTGCGCACCAATCGCAGTCTCCATGCTTCGCTTCATCAAAATACCTTTAAGCGACTTGCGGAACTGCTCAATGTAGGTACGCTCCGCCTTTGCCTTTGCAAACAGGGCGGCGTGCTTCAGGATGTAGTCCACCGCTTTATGCGGGTCTCTGTCTTCACTCATAAATCATTCTCCTTTTCTTGCATCAATTAGTCGGTGGTCGTTGACACAACCAAAAAAAACAAGCGGCAACACCGCAAAGCAACCAAACCAAAACACCTGACAATATAAAAAACCAAACCGCAATGTTAAAAAGCGTTTCCATTACTTACTCCTTTCACGAACAAAATCTTCACGCACATCAATCATTGCTTGCGCCTGCTCGAAAGCCTCGTAAGCAATATCAATCTTTGATTTTGACTTCACAGGCTTTTGCATTAACGCAATCAAAGCAAACATTGCGTAGATGTCAATTAGGTCTGGTTCCGTTTTCATTTGCGCTCCTTCTCTGCAAGGTACTGCATGACACGGTCGTGCAACACATCAATCAAAGGCGGCTCCCCAGAAAATAAAAAGTACACAATTACCAACGAAATAATCCAGTTCATTCCATCCCCTCTATGGTTACTTTGACCATGCCACCTACCTCTTCAGCCCAGTACACGCGCAGGTCTTCAATCAAAGCATCGTCATGCATAACACCTGCGTGAGTCATGGAGTCAAGCAACGCCTTCAGCAAGTTATCCAAGTCGCGGCGACGACGGTCTGGGCGAAAGGCTTGAATCTCCACCTTCACCGCGTAGTCGATGTGCTTGGCGGCACGCTGTATCAACACTTGGTCAGCAACAGCTTTGCGGTACTCGCGCCCCTTTGCGCTGATGATGGTGCGACCGTTGAAGTTACGCCAGTAAGAGTTGACCGTGGGAGGCCACGGTAGTGTTATCTCAATCATTTCCATTCCCCTGTGTTACCTCTGTTGCCCTTTGCCCACTGGTCTCTAACATCCGCCTCAAGTCGTGACTTGGGATGAAGTTCGTTCCATCCCTTGTGACGTCGCCCAAGGTTGTCAGTGTGACCATTGAACCAACGGTATGCGCTATCGCGATTTTCAAGGCGCACCTTGATGATGTGTCGAACGAGACAACGGTGACGATGCTCATCCTCTCCTTGACCTTCTTGCCCCTCATTCAAAATCTCCCTCCCGCGTCGAACGACATTGGGTACGAGTCGTGTTGCTCAATAAACTGCTGAGACTCCTTGTGATACCAAAGCGAATACCAATCCTCTGATTCGCCATTGCGTTGCTTCTCGCACATCAGGTAAGCATCAGGAATGAGCGGGTCAACGGAACCGTTCTGAGCGTCGTGTTCTTTTTTCTTGTTGCGCCACACCATCAACACGTTATCCACTTGGTCACTGATTGAGCCTGAGCCTTTGATGTCGTTCTTGTTTGGCTTGACCTCTTCGCTTGCCAACTTGCGGATGTGATGAATCAGGTGGATGTGTACGTTGTGGTCACGCGCCAACGAAGTCAACTCATCGACAAAAGACTTCTGCGCGTTGTAGTCATCCTCGCCTGATACGCACTTCATCAACGAGTCAATGAAGATGTGTTGCACGCCCAACTCCACGGCGCTGTAGCGCGACACCGCAATGACCTGCTGTGCTGTCACCGTACCCTGCTGGTCATACAGCCACATGAACTCATGGGCATAACGCCTCATGCGGTCAATCAAACCTGTCATGTATTTGTTTTTGTCGATGTAGCGTGGAGCATCAATGTTCTCTCCAGCAAACTGCCTGAGCATTCGGTACAGCGTTCGCTTAGGCTTCATCTCAAACGAGGCAATCATCACCTTTTGCTTTTGCTTGATGAGACCCATCGCAATCATGCCTGTCACCATTGACTTGCCGCCACCATTACCGCCAGCGTAAAGCGTCACCTCGCCAGCGCGGTACTGAAAGCCTACATGGGTCTTAGGCCACGGCATCGTTTGGAACTCTTCCTTCTTTGGGCTTGCCAACTCATCTTCAATCTCATCTAAGAATTCATGTGCGCCACGCACCTTCTGCGCAACGTCGTTGGCTTTGAGGTACTTCTCAAAGTCAATGTCTTCAGGTCGAACTACGCGAATGCGTCGAGCCTCATCAAGTTCTTGCGCTCGTTTTTGTACGTCAGACGTTTGCATATCTAATTGCCTCTTCAATTCGCTGTTGGGATAAATTTAATCGTTCTCTGTCGGTCTCGTTCAGCTTCTTGCCCTTGCTCATGTCGTAGGCGCAGATGGCAACCACCAAAGCCTCAAACGAAATGATGCGCATAAGGTCGCTTGCGTAGAACGCAGGCTTCATGCTCTTCTTGCCTTCGATTGGGTACTCGCGTCGCTTATCGTCAGGTGGAAATAGGTCGGTCATGTCCATGCCCAAAGCCTGCACCACGCTCAATGTCTCGCAACCTGCAAAGCAATGTAAAAGGATTCGACCATCCTCGTTCTCACGGATGGCAAGGGATGGCCCCTTGTCGTTGTGGGCAGGACAGCACGCCGTCCAAGACCCATTGCGACCCTTGACCTTGGTCAACATACCCAGCATACGCTCGACGGGGGTCATATGACCTTCCTTCCCACGGCTGGCGTGCCTGCATCGTCTTCCCAACGACGTTGGTTGATGTACGTCAAGGGCGCAGGCTCAAAGCCTGACGTCCACTGCTCGGTCACCTTCAGGGCATTGACCTGAGCGATGATGGTCTCAGCGACAGCATCGCATCCAGCCTTCGCCCACTTCTTTTGGCATTCTGACTTTGCAACCTTACGTTTGGAGGCAGGCCAAGCAGACCAAAAATCATCAAAGCGTGTTGATGTCGTTTGCGACGATATGGTATTTCTATTTCTGTTTCTGTTTCTGTTAGGGTTTGTGTTCGGTTCCAATTCGGTTTTCGATTCGGTTTTAAGCGGTCTGCCGCCTCGCTTTCCGAGTTGTCGATTATTTTCAACTTGATGTTGATACTTCGCAATTTCGACATGACAACGATTGTTGAAATACCCTGTTGACGTCTTTTCAAAGAACTCACCTAAAACCGATTCGGTTATGTCTAAATCTAGGCGTATTTTCCTAGCAACCGAATCGGTATCGAGTGGGATTTCCTTCTCGCTCATGTAGTACAAATCAAGCAGGCGTCGATACGCTAAATCCTCGGCGTCACTGAGATGAACCGTGTGTGTGAGGTAGTCCCCAATGTGAAATTTGTACCATATCATTTCGCTGTCTTTCCAAAAATGTCGGGTCGAAGTTCCGCCCTCTTCACTTTCCTGCCAGTGTGCAACTCTATGTCGCGTGCCAGTTCGGGACTAGGCAGTTGTCGTCCCGTAACAATCAATGAAAACCACGTTTTGCTGATTCCCAACTTGCGTGCCATCGCTATCATTGACCCCCTCGGCTTGTTTGCAAAATACTCTCTGAGTGTCATTGTGTTCCTTTCTTGTTTAAGAGAATCATACACCACAAAAAAAATTTGTACAAGACCACATTAAACATGATACACTGACCCGTGTTTAACTTGAAAGCGAACCATGCACAGCGAAGACGAAATGCACCAACTTATGTTGGACAGAATGCAAATGCTTGAGGAGGCTCTGCAAAGGGCTGAGGCAGGCGTTGCTAGTGGGGACGACTGGGACATCATCCGCAGTGAATGCGGGTTGCCCAAGCGTCCAATTGTGACTTTAGAAACCATATCAATCAGGAGCGAATAATGGCTTTAATAGCGAAAGAAAGCGGAGGGGGCGGTGAGTTTACCCCCGTCCCACAGGGTATGCATCTTGCACGGTGCTATCGAATCATTGACTTGGGAACCCAAGAGACAACCTACCTTGGAACGGTCAAGCACCTGCCCAAAGTGATGTTGCAGTTTGAGGTGCATGGGGAAGATGAGACTGGCAAATCAATTGTCACCGCCAAGGGTGAGCCTATGTCCATCAGCAAGAACTTCACGCTCTCATTGGCGGAGAAGGCGACCTTGCGCAAAGACCTGCAAACGTGGCGAGGCAAGGAGTTCACCGCAGACGAGTTGCGTGGCTTTGAACTCAAGAACGTGCTTGGCGTATGGGCAATGGTCTCGGTCATCAAGGCGATGGGAAACAACGGCAAGGAATACACCAACATTGCCGCCATCATGTCTGTACCACCTGCAATCAAAAAAGCAGGGATGCCAGAACCTCACAACGAACTGAAGATGTTCTCCATCGACGAGCCTGACATGACGCTGTTTGACAGCTTCAGCAACGGTCTCAAGGAGAAGATTGGCAAATCCCCTGAGTGGCAGGCACGCGGAGGCAAATCAAGCGCTCCAGCGCCCGCTAAAGCCGCCGCAAGTGGTTTTGACGACATGGACGACGACATCCCCTTCTGACCATGCGGCTGATGCGCAACCAACACGCGACGCACGTTGACTTCTTTCAGTTCAAGGGGCTGATTGAAACCAACCCGAAAGCGACTCCCTGCAACATTGACATGGTCTTTGAGCGAAAGTGCAAGTTCTTTGTCGGTGAGTGGAAGCGAGAGGGTGAAGGCATAAGCCAAGGACAGGGGTTGCTACTGCGCAATCTGGCAAAGCAACCCCAGTTCACCGTAGTCATCATCCAAGGCAACACAGATGGGGAGACGGTGGTAGAGAAGTTTGAGCAACTCTGCTCAGACGGGCAATTCAGGGTGCGGGGCAAGTCTTTTGATGACCTCAAGGGATTTGTCACTCGCTGGTACAACTGGGCAGACGCCCAAGAATTTTCTTAGGGAAAGCACATGAACACCATATCAACAACAAAATTAGGAAAGTTAATTGGTTTGCCAGTTTCAATTGATTTTTTGAAAAACATTGGCGTTAAACCAATTTATCAAACAGGCTATCGAACTGCAATGTGGGATGAAAATGATTTAAACCATATCCTTATGGAGATGGGTCTTCACTTTATCAATAAAGCAAATACCAAATCTTCTTTGGTTGCTCCACATGGCTACAAAAAAAACGGTGAGCCATCAAAAAAACGTGGCAGACCATCAAAATTTTTAACTTAAAAGGAGAAACACATGAACTTAACCCCAACTGACTACAAATTTTTGATTGAAGCAATACAGCAAAAAGCAAACGGTTTAATGGAAGAACTGAAAGCAGACATAGAAGAAGACATTGCTCAGGCTTGTGAAGAAGTTCTTGAATTTTTGAAAAAATCCGAGTCAAAACCTCGTGGTCGCGCACCTGCCAAAAAAGTAGTTCGGAGAACTCGCAAATGACCATCACAACTCCAACGATACGCGCAAGCGAATCAAATCATTGGTACACCCGCGACGGCTTGCCGCAGTACACCGTACCCTCAAAGAAGGACGGCTCACCGCGTGCAACCACCTTACGCGATGCACGAACCATGAACTTGGTTCCCAGTGTCACTACAATCTTGAGCGTTGCGGCAAAACCTGCGCTGACAGCTTGGCTTCAGCAACAGGTGCTACTCGCCGCTCTTACCCTTCCCCGCCGCCCCGACGAACCTGAAAAGGAATACATAGACCGAATCATCAACGATTCCAAAGAACAGGGTCGTTCGGCGGCGGATGCGGGAACTGACATCCATGCATCTATTCAAGGCTTCTATGAAAACAACCCGACAGGCAAGCACCACGAGAGTGTCCAAGCCTGCGACCTTGCAATCACCAAACACTTCGGTCAACAACGCTGGGTATCTGAGCGCTCGTTCGCACATGAACTCGGTTTTGGCGGTAAGTGCGACTTATTTTCTGAGGACGGAGAAGGCATCGTTGCTGACATCAAAACCAAAGAGTTCTCTGACCCCGCAAAGGTCGACGGGTACGACGAACACCTTATGCAACTCTCGGCTTACCGAGTCGGTTTAGGTATCCCTAAAGCCCGCTGTGCCAACGTCTTTGTCTCTCGTAGCGCTCCTGACCTTGTTGTGGTCAAAGAATGGAGCCTTGAAGACTTAGACCGTGGGTGGGAGATGTTTGTCAACCTGCTTCAATTCTGGCAACTTAAAAATTCACACAAGTAAGGAGTAAAAATGTTAAGCGAAGAAACAGTTAAGCAAATTTTCTTTCAGAGCGACCGACCCCGCAAAGACCCATTGATTGCGGACGAGGTAGACATCATGCAGTTTGCACACAACATTGAGTTGTACCTTGCTGTGGAACACGCTCGAAAAGAACACGCCCGCTGTGTGAAGATTGTCAAAGACTTGAACCGAGCAGTTGGCGACAAACTAGAAACGCTTCGACCAGTGTAAAAAAAGCCCCCCGTGAGGGGGGGGCTAAAAGGAGAGTGGCAACTGCTCCTGAAAATCATTTTTCGTCAGGGCGCTCTTTAAGTAGACTTCTGCCCAATTCATAGCCATATGTAGGAATGACAACAGCTTTACCCAAACCCCTTGCTTGGGTCATTTTTTTGCCTGCTGGCGGCAACAAAGACAGCCCAGCAGAACCCGCCTGCAAAGCCTTTAAAACGCCTTCGCTGGTGTCTCCTTCTTTGAGGCGTTGTAAAGCCTCTTGGTAACTCATCACGCCAAAGTAACCAAGCGCACCGCCAGAAATGGCTCTTGGTGCGGAGCCATACTTGCTTGGAAATGTTGAGGCTATTCCAACGCGCTCTAAAGTTCGCCCAGCCGCATTGGGTTGTTGATTTGCACGCGCCAATTTTCGCTGGGCAATTTCTGCTTCCATTTCAGCTTTAGTCAACGCACGTTGCAAAGGAGCCACCGCCTTTTTTTGGCTGGAAAGAATGTTTTGTCGTTCACCTGCCGCCGCACGCTCTTGACGCAGGCGCTCTAATTGTTCCTCGTGAGCCAATCGTTGTTGCTCTGCTATCCAATTTTGAGTCTCTTGTTGAATTTTTGTTTCATAGGCTTTACGTTCTAACTCAGCTTGGTTTGCTTGGTTTTGACGTTCTATTTCAGCTTGGCGCTCTGCCACGGTAGTGGGAGGCAAAGCCAATTGCACACCACCCACGGTGCGGGTCAGGCTGTAGTCACCCAAACCCAAGTCAGATTGTTTTTGAATTGCCGCTGTGTTGGCATCAATAATTGCTTGACCACCGCGAGGGTTGTCCTTGCGCATATTAGCGGCTTGGTCAGCAAGAACGTCGGGGACGTCCTCACCCATAGCACGAACCCAATTGGACGCGCCAGAGGCTCCTGCTTTTGTCCGCGACGGTACTTCATCGGATACAGGGAGTGTTGACGATTCAATCGTCGGCGCATTTTTTGGCAACCCTCTCAAACGCTCCTGAGCCAAGCGTTGCTCGTTCTTGAGTCGCTCAAGTTCCATTTGATTTTGTCTATAAGTCTCTTCAAGGTTATACATACCCTGAGGAGCGACTTCTTGAAAATTGCGACGAGCCAACTCTAACTTGTCTTGTGCAGATAGGTTTGCCTCTTGCGCCCTGCCTGTGTCTACCTTTGGAGATACTTTCGGGTCGGTAAACATTGGAAAAATTGCATTGACCCCAGCCCCATAAAGCGCCGCTTTTGCAGGGTCAAGTTCATTGGCGGCTTCACTGGCTCTATCAAGCAAAGTCTTTGGCTGTGGAGGTTTATTTTTGTCAGCCTCCGCCTGTGCATCTTGCTCTTGCTTGAGTTTTGCTGACTCACTTTCGTAGCCCGCAAAGGGGTCTTCCTTGGGGGCGGTAATCAAACCTGTTTCGTTGTCATCATCAAGGTTGAAGTTCTTTGAAATACGCAAAGAATATTTATGAGTTTCTGGACGCAAAGACATAATTGCCGCGTCTGGGTCTGTTTCATATTGCTTTACAAACTCAGCATTTGCTTTTGGGCTGGCGTTATACATTGCCACGGCGATGCGTGGTTTTTTGTATTTGGTCAACAGGTCTTTAAGAATGAACACTCCACCCTTGATGTTGCTATCTTCGTCAAGAGGGTCAATCTCTGCGTTCATTTTTTTGTTGTACAACTCTACCGTGCTAGGTAAAAGTTGCATAAGACCTTGCGCTCCAGCGGGAGAAGTTAACACTCCTTCTTTTCCAAGATGAGAAAATTTTCCGCCAGTCTCCGCTTCTGCAATTGCAATTGCCAATTCAGGGTTGACGCCTTGACGCTCCGCCTCCTTGGCAATCTTTAAAACTACCTGTTGCTGAGGAGCGGATAGCGATTGGAATTTTTTATCATCCATTTTATTGACCCTTAGCTTCGCGTTCTTTTTGCAAGCGTTCTAACTTTTGGCTGTAAGTTTCATTTTTTGGCGGCTCACTCTTGGGCTTTGCCTCTATAACAGGTTTTGTTTCTGGAACAGGTTTGCCCGCATCTTTCTTTTTCTTTGGAGCAAGCAAGTCCATGTTTTCTTCACGCACGCGGTCAAGCGTTTTACGGTAGCTAGACTTGAGGTTTTTGTAATCTTCATCAACCAAAAATTTGTCATACGTCATCCCCGGCTGGTCTCGTTTATTAACCCACAGCTTGAAACGCTCTTCGTCAAACTTGCCTTGTAAAATAAGCGCGTCAGACTTTAAGATGATGGCTCGTTGGCTGTCAGACGGCAACGCATAGATGCCGCCCAGAAGTTTGGTTTCATAGTCGGAGATAGCGCCCTCGCCCGGTGTTCGGTTCAACTGACGACCACGAGATTGCAACTGTGCGCTCTTTTGCATAAACATCTGCAACGCAGTCAAGTCGTTTCCTTCAAGTTTGTATTGCAAGACAACACTGGCTGGTAGACTGACGTTGAAGTTGCCAACACTTGCGCCTTGCTCTACAGCGCGAGCAATTGCGTTGCCAAGGCCGGGCTTATTCATAAGTTCAAACACCGCAGGATTGTTCTTAGAGTAGCCAATCATGTCTTTAGCAATGTTTGTATTTTCAAACGCCGCTTCTGCCTGCGTACCTAATCTAGTTGCTTTCTCTTCAGCCGCTTTGGCACGACCTTTTTGCGTTTCACTTAGTCCTGTTGCTTCAACCTCAATTTCGGATTCTCTTCGTTTTTTCTCAATAGCTATTTCAAGTTCTTTTCTAGATTTCTCATCTTCTAATTGGGTTTTAGTTTTAGCGCGAGGAATTCCTGATGACCCAACTGGACTTGCTGTCGATGTTGCGCCTACTGTTGACGCACTACCTACTGTTGAAGTTCCGCCTACTACTGGTATTTCGCTGGTTGTAGGTGTTGCAACTGCTGGCGTTTTTCCATCTGTTAGAGGTTTTACGTCTGTTTGCAATGCTCCACTAACAGCAGGCTTGACGTTGCTTGGCTTGGCGTCAAGTGCCATCACCTGCTCGGACTCAAGCCATCCTTTTCTGTCATAGTATTTAAGCAGTTTTTGCCAATCTCTATCAACAAAATATTCTCCTAATTTTTGTTGATATTCTTCGTATTCAGGCGCACTTACCTCTATTACCTCGCGACCACCACGAGGAATAAATTTGCGCTTATCAGAAGATTTTTTGAAATCAAGGTCTTCTCTAGCAATACGATTTTTCTCTTCTTCAACTTGAGACTTGCGCATCTCTTGAAGGAATGGAAGCATTTTTGGAGCAACGCGACTTGCAATAGCCAATATTTCATCAGTGACTTGAATGCGTCCTGACCGCACGCCTGCAACAACTTGCTGTTGACCTGATTGAGTTTTTAAATCTATTGGAGCGCCCGCCTCCGTTTGTACCGCCACACCCGCAGGGGCAGGCGCGGTGGTAGCTGTACCCGTCCTTGGCCCACCCAGCAACGCGCTCATCAATTGGTCGCCACCTAACTGTTGACGAAACTCTTGTTCTTTTGAAAGAAGTTCCATTTCCAGTTTTTGGTTTTCTGCCTGACGAAGCATTTCGCGCTCTGAGGCAACTCCAGCACCCTCTGCGGCATACCCCAAGGACTCGCCAAACGAACCCGTCTTGGTGGGTTTTAAGAAGCCTGCGGCGGTCTGCATCAATACAGGGTCAAACATCCTGTTCTTGCGTAAATCTAAACTTTCACGCATACGCACCAACGCGGCGTTCATTGCATCTCGCTGGTCGCCAAGGTCGTCAACAATCTTTTCTTTTAACCCAGTCGGTTTCGATTTGCTTATTTCTTCAAGGTTCTCCGCCTGCACCGCGCTCGTGTCAAACTTTCCCGCATTCTGTGCAGGAGGCTTTTGTTGAGAGACTTGGTTCAAGCCGCCTTGTACTGGATTTGCCATTCTTTACCCCACTAAGTAGCCATCGGCATCGTAAAAATTTCCGTTGCCATCGTGATATTCTGAACCAGTTGGAGCCATTCCACCATCAGCAAGGCGTACACCACCGCCATGCGCTTTGCGCATTACGCCGCCATCCTTAACAAGAGGCTTGCCGCCTCTGTCGTAATAGGCTTTTTGTGCGTCTGTGACGCTTGTGTTTGGAAACAACGAAGCAATCAATGAACCCAAGCCAGCAATCTGCGACAGCGGGCTGTTGGAATAACCTTCTGAGCCAGTCGCTTGCGTGGTAGTACCCATAGGCATTTGATAGCCTTGGAGCAACTTGGCAAACTGCTGAGTCTGCGCCATTGGATAGTCAAGCAACTTCTGACCTTGAGCCTGCTGTTGAGCGCCGTAGTCGGACATGGTCTTCAGACCCGCTGTACCCAACTGCTGTTGCTCTTGACCCAAATTTGTAAAGCCCTGCCCAGCGGATAAAGCGCGAGACAAGTCTGTCTGAGCCTGCGTGCCAGCCTGTGTATAACCTTGTTGGAGCGCCTGCATCTGCTTGCCCAACAAGTCGGATTGGATGTCGCGCAAAGCGTTGCCAGTGACCTGCGATTGACGACGTGAACCAAATTGACCAGAGCCAACAGCCGCCGCACCAAGGTTGGGGAGAATGTTTTCTTGTACGTTGCGATTGGTCAGTCGACCCATCTCATCCACCACACTTGAGGTGTAGGGGTTCATGTAGTCAGCAATGACGTCAGGAACGGTTGTAGCGCCCGCCTCGCCCAACAACTGCGAAGCCGCGCCCAAAGACCCAGCGCCAGCAAACGCGACGTCTGGAGCCATTTGGAAGGCTTGTTGTTGCAATGGACTGAAACCAGCAATACCGCCTTGTTGGACAGCGTTCTGACCTAAGTTGGCAATGTCTTGAAGGTAGTTTGTGTAAAACTCTGGAGCCGTCTGTTGGGCTTCCGTCGTCTTGGTAATTGAGGGTAATGGGTCACCCTGAAATAAGCCAGCCATTATCTCGCTCCTTTGAGGTATGAGGTCAACGCCTTTGTCTTTGGCGGTATTTTGTTGATAGGTGCAGAGCGCTTGTGGGCGCGGATGCCCTCACGGAACTTATCCAAAGCCTGAGCGCCTGCCTTTGTTGAGCCGTTACCAATCTGGGCAACAGTCTCAGCGTCAATCACATACTCGCCATCCGCAAGCATAGCTGGGATGTCATCAGACTGTCCGTCGCCTTCTCCATGCACTGCGGAGCCACGACGAAAGTCCATGCGACCCTCGACCATTGGGACATTGGAAGCGTGTGGCAAACCACCCTTGCGCATTGGAGGGGGCATACCCTGCTGTTGAGGCATGATGCCTTGCTGTGGCATTCCCTGTGGCGTTTGTTGCGCCATCTGAGGAGGAGCCTGCTGTGGCAGTCCCTGCTGTTGCGTTTTTTGAGGCTGTTGTTGTTGACCAATCTGAGGCATCATCTCAGGTGGATTTTGTGGGGGTTGTGGGCGCATACCCAAGTTTGCCAAGATGTCCGCAGGCTGTCCAAACGTGTAGTACGAAGCCACAGGGGTAGCCATTGAAGACAAGCCACCTGAAGCCATTTTGGGAGCCTCTTCGGTCTCTTCGGTGGGAACCGTTTCGTAGCCGTAGTCGCCTTCGTTCACGGGGTTGAAGCCCGGTGCATTTAGGTTCCGCAACAACTCCTCGTTTGGAGCGTAGTCACCACCACCAGTTCCGTAGTCCTCGTATCCAACAAACTTTGTTGGGCCTATCCCAAAGTCCGTAGTGCGTGGGTTGATGACACCCACCTTGGACATATCCAAGCCTTGGTTTTGGTTTTCAGAGCCGCCGCCAAAGTCGGAACCCAACAAAGTGGCAACCAACGCGCCAGCACCAGCCGCACCTGCGGTTGTGCCAAGTGCGCCAGTGATGCCGCCTAACGCATCAGACGCAAGACGTTGACCACCACTCACAAGTGGCTTCACATAATCGTCGTACCAATTTCGATTGCCTCCACCAGCGGCGGTGATGTCTTCTGGAACCTCGGCGGCGCGATACCACTCTCCGTTTTTGTACACATTCCCTAATGAGTCAGTGCTGTAATAATCGTCTTCAGGTTCTGGCGAATACACAGCGTCAGAATTTACGTTGGTGATTTGTCCGCCGTCAGTAGAGTACAGGTACTCATCGGTCATCATGTCGTATGTGAAATTGCCAATGCTATATGTGCCATCTCCATTGTCAACAGCACCATCAGGCATATAGCCACCGTCTGCCATGTGAGCGACTCCGCCTTGTTTCATCATAGTAATCAAGCCTCCGCGCTTGAAGTCATAGTATTCATCGCCATCATCTTCCGTTGCATATCGCTCGTCTGGTTGATAGTCAATGTAATCGTTGTAGTCTGTATTGTCACCATTGAATAGGTCATAGTCTTCCTCGACAATGTCTTCTGGAACTTCTGCGGCACGAAACAACTCGTATTCGCCATTAGCGTTTAGACCGTAGATGTTGCCGTTGCCATCGTCGTAATATTGGTCTTGGTCAACAGACAAGTCTGTATCAAAATTTTCCTCGTCTTCAGCTTCAGCGGCACGATATAAGTCATACCCACCATCAGCCGTTGAAATATAAATATTGCCGTACCCGTCATCATAGTATTTAGGCTCAAAAGCCGACTCTTCTGGGTCTAATGTTGCTATTTGGTCGAGACCCATTCCAGCAACTGTGTTTAAGTTGCCGCCTGTGTTTGGTGGATAAACGCTTGTATCCTCTTCAGTCTCAGCCGCACGATACAACGAATATGAACCATCAGGCATCGTCTTATAAATATTGCCCAACGAGTCAGTCATGTACTCGTCGGCAACCTCTGCGGCGCGGTACAAAACTTCAGTACCGTCTGGCATGACCTGATAAATATCGCCTTTTGCATTCGTTATAAATTCATCCTCAACAGGCTTTTCAGCTTTTTGAACTAGAACCTCAGAACCATCAGGCATGACTTTATAAAGGTTGCCATCTTTATCGGTTATGAATTCATCTTCAACAGGTGGCTTTACAGCGCTATTTGCTAGTTTTTCAGCGGCTTGTTCAGCGGCTTTCCTATCAGCAATTTGTTTGGCGGTCTCCGTTTTTTTCCTATCCGCATTTGTAACGACGCTAGTAGGCGCAGAGGCTTTTATTGCCGCCTTTTCAGCGGCAACTTGCGCTGGAGGTTTGGAAACATTTGGCTTGGAACTGAACTTATCCATCAGCAACTTTGTACCAGCACCAAGCGCCGCGCCAGAAAGCGCATTCACAATCTTGCTTGTGGTTGAATTTGGGTTGGTTGTTTTTGGCTTTACCGTTTGCTTAGGAGTTGTTGACGGTGAAGTAGTAATGCTTGTGGGCGTCTTTGATGTGGTGCTGGTAACAGCAGGCTTGGAGCCAGTAGTTGACGTCAAACTTGTTTGGGGTGCGCCTGTCGATGTTGTAATAGATGGGCTTGAACCGCTTCCAGTAGACGTGAGGCTGGATGAGCCACCAGAGATAGAAGGCGCTTTATTCACGCCTTGAATGACGCTACTCAATGGTGCGCGGTTAAGCGCCCTTGCTTCAGGTATTTGTTTTCTTGAGGTGCGTTTTTTTAGAATAGCCATGTCTTATCCTGTCTTCTTAACTTGCGAAGTCAATCCTGCAATGTTCTGAACTGGAGTCAACTTTGCGTTTTTGTCCAATCGCTTTGCTGGCGCAGAAGGCGGCAACTTAGCTGTCTGCAATGGCTCGGCTCGTTGAATTGGAATGAGTTTAGACACATCCATTCGTTGAGGAGGCGGTGTCCTTGGTGCTTTAGCCGCTTGCAATCCGCCTGCGGGTCGAGGAACAGGGCGAGGGGCGGCGCGAGGGGCGGGCTTTGTACCTTGCCTCAATGTTGATTTCAAAATGTTGCCAACGGTTGCAACCAAGGGTTTAGTGAAGTCAGTGGGTTTAAAACCTTGAGCCTCAGCCATTTTTTGCTCAGGCGCTTTTTCAGCCATTGCATTTAACCCGCCAACAGGTGTATCAGGCTTTGCCAAACCTTGGGTCAATAATTCATTAGATACAGGAGCCTCAGCAATTACTGGAGGCGCAGTAACCGTTGGAACCTCGTCGCCAATCGTTGATAGGTCAATAGGTGGAGGAGTCTCAGATATAGGAGGCACAGACATGGAAGCCAATGCGCCCTGTGGCTCTACATCGCTAATATTCTCTTCTGGAATCTCTTGAGCAATATCAATAACGCTTTGGGGTACTTCATTGGTTGCTTGCAAAAAGTTTGGCTTTTGTTCAAACATTTGCTCAATGTCAGCCAACTCAGAAAAGTTATCAACAGTCTCACCTTGAGGCGCTTTAGCTAATTCAGTATCTGGCAGGACGGAAATATCAGATACGGCTTTTTCGCCAGTGTAGGAAGAAGATGCATTGTTGACGTCTCTTGTGTCTTGAGAGTCAGCCAATACGCTTGCAGTGTCAAACGTACCTGCGTCATTGTCCACGCCAATGTCAGACAACTGAACCTCAGAAACCACGCTGTTAGGTATACCAGCGCCAACGGTTGCTACGTCAATTGGTTCGCCTTGCTTGTCTTTCTCATTCCAATCAGTTGCGGCAGTACGGAACTGCTCATCAATTGTTTCGTTAAGTTCACGAGCGCCATAGTCAATACCAGAGCCAACGGCACTGTTTGTGAATGATGTAGCGAAGTCGCCGCGACCAGTGACCTCAGATGTGACACCCGCAGAGAATGCTCTTGTACCTGCGTTGTACACAGCGGTGGCATCTTTTAAATCTAAACCGCTTTCTTGAGCCAAATCAATGACGTCGTCTTTAACGTAGCTACCAACTTCGCTTACGCCATTAGAAACCATACCGCCAGTAAATCCACCAGCAAAACCGTCATCAAAACTTCCGCCTTTAATTTCCGAAATTGTTCCGTTGACTAAACCTTTACTGATTGAATCACTAGCAACTTGCGAAAATGTTTCGTTAAAGCCAGCCTCAATAAATGATGAAGACACAGTAGAGGAAATAGCGTTTCCAACTTGAGGGGCAAAATAGGCTGTACCTGCTGATAAAGCAATGTCCTCAAGGTCACCACCTCGCGCCGCAGTTATTGCTCCCATCGTGACGGCTGGCGGAATACCAACCATGCTTCCCGCAACAGACAACAGCACTGGAACAGGGTCATCAATAACCGCTTGGACTGTATCGCCAACCTTATCAACTACATCTTCAACAACGTCACCAACAGATTCGACAACGTCACCGACAGTGTCAACAACACTTTCAACGACATTGGTAACCGCGCTAACTACTGCACTCATGTTATTCCCTTTCAGCCCGCTTTGGCCCTAACTTGACCGTGACGCGAAAGCCTTTATTGGTCTTCTCGGCTTTGTATCCCATGCCTTCTTGCGGAGGATTGCGTGATATAGCCTTGAAAATGTTCATAATTGTTGGGTCTTCAAACTCGCTCACAAGCGTGTCAAACCCCATCTTGTATGCACCTTGAATGAAAGCGTATGAGTTTTCTAGGTAATTGCGGGCGGTGTCTGCGTTCAATGCACGGAACAAGCCAACACGACCCTCGGCGTTATGAATGATGAAAAGGGTGTTGCCGTCGCGCACGATAGAGGTGCCGGGCATATTCATCTCTTTCACAAGCGCCGCATAAATTGTGGACGCAGGATGTGGAGACTTGGTCTCCTGAGCCGCAATCATTACGATTGCCTCTTGGCTCAGTTGTTTCTTTTTGCTATCGACCAGCATCACATCCCCTTAAAAATTGCGGCAGAGTAGATGTTCCCCATCCCAGCCGCCAGACTCATTATCAGACCATCAGGTGGAGTTGTCGATTCCGAAAGGAATACCGAATCGGTTTCGGTTCGATTCTCAATCGCTGGAACAACCCCAGACTTGATGTCGTTTAAAAGTAAAAGTGTCTCAAGCAGTCCACTGCTACCCATCGTATGACCAATCTTCTGTTTATACGAGGTTGCAACGAATGCTTTTAGCGTTTGGGTCAAAGCGTTCTTTTCAGCTTTGTTGTTGGACGCCGTTCCAGTGCCGTGGGTTTTGACTATTTTAATCTC